CTATGGATATTATCCTTGATTTCATGGACTTCCCAGAGAAAGAAACAGTCAAGAAACGTATTCAAGAAATGTCAGAAAAGCCGGCTATGCCAGAATTGCGTGTTAGCGGTAGCTTAGATGATATGCCAGCAGAAGCATTAAGCATGTACTTACAAACGCTAGGCGTTGAAATTTCGCCACAACAAATCATGGCGGAACGGTTAGCCTTGAAAGGTAGACAATCAAACATTCAAAATGCACCGCAAATTTTACCGCCTATGAACGATTTAGGCGGTATGTAATATAAACTATCAACACAATAATAAAACGCTCCTATATGGGGCGTTTTTTATATTTCGCCCTAAGCAATGGCGTTAAACTACTTGCACTTATATACTCGCCCGGCAACGGCGTTAAACTGCCATATTCTTTATTCGTCCGGCAATGACGTTAAAAGGCAATAAGGGGTATTTGATATGAAAGACGAATTAGTAAACATCGAAGAAGCTGGTTTCACTCCAGAAGATTTAGAGAACGCAGGCGTAGAACTGGAAGAAACAACCGAAGAAACGAATACACAGGAAGGTGTAAATGATGTTCCCTCTACTGAAACACCGGAAAGTGATGCGAATGATGCGGAAGTAGAAACAGAAACGCCAAACACTAACGAAGGTGAAACGGAAGAAGAAAATCATGCGAACGATCAGAACTTAAAAGCGGCACTTGCACAAGAACGCGCAAGACGTAAAGCGGCGGAAGAACGTGCTAGACAATACGAAGCACAACAAAAACCGATTGAATTGCCGCAAGAAGAAGTATCAAATATTCGTGATTTCGTACGCCGTGAAGCGTTGAAACGCTTTAATATGACGGCGGAAGATTTAGAAGGTTTGATGTATGAAGATGCTGAAAAGTACAACGAATTCATTCGCTTTGAAGCTAATGCAGAATACGCAATCACTAATCAGCAAATAGCAGTACACCAACAACGACAAACTAACCTAAATTTCGTAAATGAAATTAAATCGCTACCAAACTTTAATGAGTTGTATCAACGCGGTTTAGAAAAGCTAAACGGAATGACGATGCGCGATGCACAACCGATTAATGATGCATTTTATCGCGTAGATATTGGCGAAGGTACTGAAGCCGATTTTGAAACCATTAGAAAATTTGTTGATGAATTGCAAAATGAACGGGCGACAAGTACCGAAGTACCAAACAACCCACTAGAAGTAGCGGCGACATTGCCAAAGGCTGGCGCACCCAAAGGGGG